AGTTCAATCGCCTGATTACCATTGCCAGCACTGGGCTGTGAGAAATAGTTGTGATGGATATACAGATTGTCGCCCACGGCATCTGTCGTATCTGCCGTGATCATTGAAAGCGTTACGGCAGAGCCTTCCTTGAGTGTACAATCGCATATTTCCAAATCATCGGCGGCAACGTCAATAAATTCAGTGGTATCAGCTATATTACAAACGAAGTTGATGCCCTGGATCTTGCAATTCGCACCTGTCACAGTAAAGGCAGCGGTTGCATTGGTTATCATGGTAAGCGTTGCGCGCTGCCCAAGATTACCAAGAGCGACGATCTTGATCCCTGCGGTGCTTAGAGCTATGGCAGCGGTCAGTGATTGAGCATGACCTTCTTTGAGAAGTATCGTGTGACTAACAGTACTATTCGTCGATAGTTCCGCAGCCGCCAATACTATAGCCGCTTCGATGGTCAAGCAAGGAGCCTGATCTGAACCAGTGCTGTTTGATGCCTGCTCTCCCGCGGCAGAGTCAACGTAATAGAATTTCCCCGTCCCTGATTCAGGTTTATTGATTATTGTGGCAGGGCCACCGGGTTGATTTCTCCAAAATAGTGGTGTGTCATTTCCTACGCCTGGCATATTATATCTCCATTCAGGGTTTAAACCTGTGTGAGGAGTCCGGCGCAGATCACTCTACGCCGGAACATTTATTTCTTTTGGCCCGCGCGCTTGAGTTGCTTATCAACTGGCGCTGAGTCTATGCTTTTAGCAAGTTGACGCTTCAATTTAGCCATTTCTCGCTTTAGCTCTGCGATTTCAGCGTCTTTCTTGCTTTCATCTATGTAAGGCTCAACAATCTTTCGGCTAAGTAGATCTTCCGTAAGAAAGGGGACGAATTCTCCTATCTCCCCAGGTTGCGAGCCTTGCCATTCTTTCAAAAATCTAACTTGCATCATATCCCCCTTCGTTTTTAAGCCAATATCCACCAGGTTTGTGGTAGCATACGCTGATGGATATTGGCCTGATATAACTGTTTCAGAATTACGCGTTAATCAGTTTTCTGCGTCCCCAGAGTACTGATAGCAGGATATACCCGGATTCGCGGCTGAAACAAATCGCACTGTGCATCGCCTTCGGTTGGTCCCACACCTGCCTGAGCTAACAGAAGTTGGACATGATCAAAGTCGTTATCACCATCAAGCATGGTGTCATCTACCATGATCGCATAATGCTTGAAAGTAATCGCCAGCGTGTTGAATGTATCAGACGTAGTAGTCATCTTTAGCGGTACGTCCTCATCTGAACCTGTGCCATCTGCCGCAGCGGTTGCTCCGGAAGTGCCACCTGTAATAGTCTCTGTATCAGTCCATGTTGTCGATCCAGTGAGCGTCGCTATCCAAAGAAGATCCGAACTGATTTCTTTAACTATAGCGGTATTGCCAGATGTGCCGCCTGTTATAGTTTCTTCAAGACTGAAATTAGCAGCACTCCTGCCAGTAAAAGCCAGCTTCTGACCATATTGGAAATGGTTATCAAAAGCCAGAGCCTTTGATCCTGTGCCGCTGTTATCGGTGGCCTGCTTTAGCGTCACCGCGCTGGTTCCGCCGGCAACGTCACCAATTTTAATGTGAAATACAGCCAGCCTGTGATCAGCCAGCGAGATCCAGGGAGATGTATTCGCCCCCGTGTTAATATCCTCAGGCCCAATGCACTGCACCGAGGGAGTCAATAGATTGTTAATGCCGAATTCCATTTTTTATTTCCTCCATATCTAATCAGGTTCTGACCTGGTTTAGTCTCTGGCTGCGACAGTTACAAAAGGAGCCTGAGAATCGCCAAACGCTGGTTTGAACTCAGATGGCCACCAGGGTTGGCCGTCCATCGCCGTTATCGCTCTAAACGCCGTATCACCATAATCAAAGTATAGGTGAATTGACTGCTCAGTCTCTAAACCGCCGCCGCCAACTGGTTCGCCTACCAGATACCCGCCGCGCCAGTCGGCGAGAGTAACGTCACCAACATCGCCCACGATAGGCATCTGACCATTGAATTTAACAGGCAACCCCAGCAGAGAAAATACCGGCTTGCCCTGTATTTGGTTATTGACCAAGAATATACCTGATCCGCCTGCACCTACGACAACAGACAATTTACCAAGCTGTGGCAATACCGTTTTATTAGCGATAAATGACCCATCGCCAATATCGCCGGTAGCGGAATAATGACGTGCCACTTGGTCTAAAATGTTATCATAGACGTAAGTATTAGCGATCTGGCCCTGAGCCTTTGGTGTGTCAATCTTATGTCCACCAGATTGCAGAATCCCCTTCGGCTGCTTCACTCCAGTTCCACGAATGAAGCCGCGAGATAATGCAGTGTTCAGACCTTGATCAAACATTCTCGCAAGAATAGGCTCTATGCTAATAGCGGAGAATTTTTTTAATTCCCAAGTAACACGTACCTGTGCGGCCAGCTTCCTGAGATTCAATTCGGTAGTGCCGAATAGAGCGTTAGTCTCAGTGAATTGTTCGGATTCCCCTTCCCAGTAGAACTGGCCATTTCCCATAGTCTTACCTTGAGACTCGTCAAATCCGTCAATAAATGGGATCGCAGCTTTCCCGGTCTCCATCGGAATGATAGTGGCGTTAGCCATGATGGGGTTCTCTTGCCTAGCACGCTCCATAATCTGTGCGACGTACTCGGTAGGAATAAGCGTTCCGCCAGTTGCCGGGTCGCCAGCCGCCTGATTAGCCTTGAGAGTCTCCCGCCAACGGATCAACTCTGGAGCGGTCGCCTCTCTGTTAGGCCCTTCTGTCGCAAGCTTCAGCATAAAGTCACCCATAGAGCGGAAATCATGTTCCAATACACCGTCAGGCTGTGGTTCGCCAACTTCTATTGGCGGCTTCTCTGGCTGTTCCAGATATTTCATAAGTGATGTGACGGTTCCTTCTAATTCTGCTTTTTCCGCTTCCAGCTTTTTGACCGTCTCAGCTTGATAGTCGCCTTCCGGCACTTCCGTTTCGACCGTCTCAATCGCTTCGTCTATTTTCGGGATAGCTTTTTCGCTTGTCCCCACTATCTTCAGTAGCTGTTCCTTCTGTTCTTTACTCAACTTGAGTGCCATTATATTCACCTCGTATTAGTTACGTTGTTATTGTTTCGTTCCCAACGCTCGCTAATACCTCCAGTTCCTTCGCCTGGCATCTCCATCCCGCTAAGGACTGATACCTCCAGCATCGTCACCTGGTATCTCTACGGGCTTATAGCTGATCTATACATAGTGATTGGTAGCGATCAGCAATTTCTCTGCCGCTGTCAATGGCGCCCCATCTTCAGCAGCCTGTTTTTCTTGATCATCTTGCTCCAGTAGCCATTGAGCAAGTTCTGGCGTAATCTCTACTTCATCATCCGCAGATTGCCTCAAATCCTTTTCGTTAAATAGTTCTTTTGTCTGCGTAGTGCTTAATCCTTCCACAAGCTCTATCTGGTCAGTCATTCTAAGCAGGCTCTCAAGCAATGCCTTGCCTATAGTCAGTTCCTCAGCTTCTGCTATGTCTTGCGAATACTCGACCAAGTGATAGATGTGCGCTCCAGAGAAGCCGTCTGTGGAATCCACCAAAACATCAAGGATCTTCGCCTCTATATCGCCAGCCCACAACTTGAACATCTCTTTGCGCTGGCCGGCATCTGGAAGATCAAACAATAGAATATGATGGAATCTACCTGGCCGATCAATGAGAGCTTTCGGCAATCTATCAGGATGGTTCGTGGTCAATATGGTCATTATGCCTTTGTTCTGTTTGAGTCCATCCAACTCAGTCTTGAGCAGATCCTTATCCAAGGATGTGTCTACGTCTTCCATGAACAACACTGTAGGAGCCAGCTTCCTGGACATATCGAAAGCAAGTGCGAGAATCTGATCAGGCCAACCATACATGAAGTCTCTGGCGGATACCCAAATAAAAGTACTTTCAGTATCGTTCATGATAGTCCGGCCCGCCTTCGTCTTGCCCGTCCCTGGTGGACCGACAAACATCAACCCCCGGCTTTTACCATCAGCATCCCGTGTAATCTTCATGGACTTCTGTATGGCTTGCCTATCTTTGGTGGCAATTACCAGATCATCCCATGAGTCGTCTGTATCTGGCAGGAACTCCCCAGACAGAGCAAACTTCTCGCCTTTGAGCATGTGGTTGGTATCGGCTTCGGCATGGATAGCGTTCATGATTTCGTCACTCTTTTCTTCATTCTCTGTGCTGGTTACTATGGCGAATTCCAAACCACGCCATCCAGGAGAGAAATCTTTCACCAGAGCCATTTCGCCATCATGACAATATTCGCTACCATTGGTCAGGAATCGTTTGCGTTTCTCAGAATTAAGCTGTATGTAGTCCCTTCTTGGCGGCGATTCCTTACCATCATATGAGAATCGTCGAGTGTCGTCTATATTCATCCCGGCTGTGACTACACTGATAGATTCCAGATAAGTACCCACGAGCGGCGATGGTATATCATAACTATTGACGTATATCTCCTTAACCTGGCACTCAAGGAATTTTGTGAATAGTTCATATCGGAATACTGTGTTAGCCTGATCATACTCGGCAATGTCAAAAGACTTGGGAAGTGTTTTATTCCACATGCCAGTTGCTTTGGTCATGGCCTTGTCTGTCTCAGCGTCTTCGGTGGTGACAGCCGGTTCTTCCAGTAAGGCGTCGATTAGTTCTGTCGCCGTGCTTGTTGCATTGCGTGTAGTAGTCAACTGCTTCCGTGTTTTAGCAGATATTACGCGCCCTTCTTTTAGTTCTAGGTCATCCTCGAAATCTCTGCGCTCAATGACCATCTCGTCTTCCATGGCGCCATCTTCCAAACGCTCCTCTTTTTTGGTTAGCATACCCTTTATAATGGCGTCAGAGCGAATATGCTCTTGGAGCTGCGTTTCCTTTATGCCGCCGTTCTCGTATGCTGCCACCAACGCAGTAGTGCAAGAAGGCAACCCGACTCCAGAGATTTCCAATAGTTCCGCCTGGGTATATCGGCGCTTTGGTTCTCCTGCATCTTTAGCGTCAACCCATTTCATAGGTCGGAATCCTACACTAAAGGCATTCATAATGCCCTGGTCATAGAGCGAGAACATTTCATCAGCAAGTTCAGACGTTCCTTTGTCAGCAAACTTCGTCTTGAACAGTAGCCCGTCCTCGGTCGTCTTCGTCCATAGCACACGCCCGACCGGGTTCTTGCTGTAATCGTGGAACGGCATGAACACCGGATTGTTGTTAAAGTTCTCCAATTCCCAGGCGTTCCACTCGATTAGCTCATCATCCCGGTCAATAATAGGCTTTGACGCCCATCCCTCGACTGTGCGTTCTTTTGCGTCTACGGCACGACTCCCGTCTCTTTTTTTGGCTACATAAGCCACCTGGAAGATCTTATTTACCTCAGCCATCATATCACCTCTAGTGTATCTTCATGTGGATAACCGGCGTAACAGGAAAAAGAAAAACCGGCGAAGGAAAAAACTTGTCCTGTTACGCCGGTTATTTTATATTCGATTAGATTTTTCGAGTAACCTTTTACATGGCCACCTGCTTAATGTGAATATACTCTTTAAGATATACGGCAAGGTCACCTACTACCTCAAACCATTCGCCTTTTCGCCTATACATGGCAAACAAAATATGCAATCTATTCTCTTCTATTGCATCAACGTTAGGAATTGTCTTGAGAAGTCGAAGCGAAACAGGCGCCATAGTCAAGAACATTGAACTGTTTCGCTTTGTCTATCATATCATTCCGTCTCCAATTTGTTCGTCAAGGCGTATCCTATTTTCTCAACATCGCATTTCATTATTAAATCAATCATCACATCTCTGTGCAAATAAGTCAGAATAGCTACTAGATCATCCGTCTGCGTGTTGGCTAACTTATCTCGCAATTCTTTGCGCCTTTCTATCTTCTCCAATGCCAGTTCCCTGTTCACGCGGCCTCCTTGAGTACTGTTATACTAAACGTAATCCCCTTTTAACATCCTTCTTCTTCTCTTGAGCATTGTCTTCATCATGCCACCTCTGTAAACCATACTTCTGGGAGTGTCGGCATCTTGCCACCTTCTGCAACATCCTCAAACGTTTCACTCTCAAATACAAATTGAATCATATCCCTATCAAAATCATAACGGGTGTTTATCAATTTGGCGTCATCCGGCAATCCCTTTTCTATGGTAACATGCACCTCCAACTGTTTTGCCAATCGTGCATAAAATTGTGGGCTAACCTCTAATATTGCTCGTCTCACGCCGATCCCCTCATTTTGGCATCCAAGTTGTGCATAACTCGTTATTCTCAAGAAACTCTTTGATCTGCTCATATTCGGCTAAAGCCGGAAATGTGTCTGCGCGACTCTGTGCTTGTCCATCTCTAAAGACTTTCGCCATCTCAGCATATGATTTAGACCAATCAACTTCGGGTGGTTCCGGCAGTAATGCTTGCACCTCTTTCAAAATAGATGCCAATCTATCATAGCATTCAGCAAGCGCACCAGTAAGCCCGTCAGCTAACATCAAATCCTTAGCCACGTAACTCAATTTGTTGTCTATCATATCACACCGCCTCCTTGAGCTTCCCAGCAGCCTCCGTGCATCTGCACCTGATAACTTCTTCCGGCGGCCCATCTGGATCATGGGGATGTAACAGCCCGTTGCTATACCGTTCATTCAGCTTCCGTTCCTGCCCATCTATCCTGTGAGAATCCCTCACCCTGTCATCCCGGCTGTCGATCCATATCTTGGTCAATACTATTTCAGATTCCACATAGCCGGCGTGGGTCCCGTTATTGCTTGCACCCACTATCTCTGTCTGTGCGATCATGTCAGTCCGGGTCCCTCGATTTATATCATACACATCGGCTATTCGCTGGGATATATCCCTGACGCTCTCTCCACCATCCAATCCCTTTACAAGAGCTTTCCGTATCTTTTCCCGCGTGGTGGCGTTCACTTCCTCTGAAAACTTAAATACCTTATCTTTCAGGAACTTCCTTGCTCGTGGATTCGTTACGTTAAACGATGCTCCGAATCCTATCTCTGTATATGCCGCTGCGCCAGCTTCTTTGTATGCCAGCGCCACGAATGGCAACGCCATAGCCTCGAACGGCTTCTGCCAGGCGGATGCTGTGTATATAGCGTCAACGTAAGCCTCAGACGCCGCTTCAGCTTCTTCGCTACCTTTGAGTAGGACTATATCGCCGAATGGTACACGGAACGTGTAATTGAGTTTCTCGTATAGTGACACCACCGCATAACCAGAGAATAACTCTTTGATGACCCCGCATCCATCAGGATATAGACTGTGCCTAGTCCAAGGGAACACCACTTTATCACCAACATGCACCACTTTTTCTGACGGCCTTATCTCCGGTACTGGCGTCCGCCTCAACTTTGCAAGCACAGCCGTTTCCTGCTTCGTAAACATCTTCTGGAGTGCAGGTATAAACTTATCCTCTATCGTCTTGGCTCGCTTGTCGAAGGCATCCCACTTAGCATCGAGATCTATCTCTTCTTCAGCAAGCAACTCGGCTGCCATCGTGACTATTAAGCTGTTGGTGTTAGTTGTCATCATGAAGCTCCGGGTGTTCGCAATTCCTTTATGCCAAGTTTGTCAAGAAGTTCAAACATCTCATGATACCCATCTGGATATATATTTTCTCCAGGGCGTTTAGAATGGTCAACGCCGCGCAACAGTGCTCTCGCCTTATCAGCCAACTCAGGCGCGGCGGCTTGTAGCTTTTTCTGCGATGGCGAATCAAGGTATGATAGCTCATCCAACCTGACTAGCCCCTCACCTGTACCAACTGGACGCCATCCCCACCGCTCCTTAGCTATGTCGTGTTCATCCTCTGTATCATCAATTGGCTCATATTTTGAACAGTTCATATACGGGATATAGCAACAATCAGTGTAGCTAGAGCAATCAAATATCTTACACTGCTTTCGTTCTGCCGGTTCGCTCCCAGACTCCAGCACCGTCAAACGCGCTCTCAACTCAGTTATCGTTTGCCTCAGTTCTGATAACTCTTGCTCGCGCTTATCGTAATCTTCCTGGATCACAAATACACCTTGTCGCACATTGCGTCGCGGCAACGTGAATAACTCATCATGCTCTTCGTCTGGATTCTTTATGTCCTCTGGCTCATCCACAAAGCGAATGGTTTTAATGAAATCATAGCTATACGAACGATGTTTTCCCAAATGCTTCAATTGAAAATTATTAGTAGAGCCTATGGCCGGGCTTTGGATATGACCTGTCCATGTTGTACCATCAATACAGAGCAGCGTTACTTCCAGATCGCGCTCCCAAGCTATCCTTACTATTTCTTTGGCCGTCATGCCCATCACGCCCCTCGTTGCTCCCTATACCTCCCCATGACTCGCTGTAACCTCGCCACAATAGCATCGTCAGTCTCTTCCGAACCTTGTCCTGCTAACGCCGTTTCTAAAGACACCAAGTTCGATGGTACAAGCAACTCGTCAGTGCCTTCGACAAGGTCTAGTCCCATGAGCGACCGTTCCTCCGCCCGTGTGGTAAGACCTAACTCAAGATTAGCCTTGCGTTCCAGTCTCATTTCTTCTCTGTTTTCTGGGACAGGATCATCAAATAGTACAAAGGTGTCCTCGCTGAATTGTGGCGATAACTGTTCGTTCATTTTTTGATCTATCTGCGTCACCTGTGGCCATGTAGCGTATTTTGCAAGGTGATGCTCCTGTGCTATTGCTGTCGCACGATTCACATCGTCAGCAGTCAACATGCTCTTGGGAACATGATACGCCGCCGCTATCTCGTCACGCGTCAACGCTAATCCTTCTCTGTACCCCATGTCTCGTGCATTGATCGTCTCTGGCTGGAAGAACTCGAAATCCTGACCCCCCATGACGGATATTCCACCGTCTTCTGTGCGTTTGTAACTCTCTTTGGCCTTGTCTGCGTCAGCCTTCGACATATTATTCTTAGAAATGAGAATCAATTTAGGATTGCCACCAGTTTTAAACATTGCCGCTTCAAAGTTAAACATATACTGTCGTAAATTCCAGGCGTCAGTCACCGCTGCTATAGGAGCCATCCCGATAAACGGACTCAATGGCGTTGCATATCTGAAATGGACAACATCCTCTTTAGGATAGATTATCTCTGTCGTACCTCGTTTGTATTTATATCCCTTCACCCATATATCATTATCAGGAATTGGCTTCGTGTACTCTGACGGCAGTACCCAGACATTCACAGGTATTCCTAGTTTATTTCGTATCAATGCCCAATAGCAATCCCCTGTTAGATCCAGATACAAGCTAGTGAGTTTCTTCAAGTCAAATGAGTTCGTAAAGTCATTTACATTCCGAAGAAGATCTACATAAGGCCCGTTCAGGACTTCCTCAATATCGACCGCCATAGATAGCTGTGTGCCTGGCGTTGCCTTTGTGAATATTGCATCTTTACGCTTGCATGGTACTTCTCTGGTAACAGTATACTTGAAATTGCTCTTAGCTTTGCTTGTTTTCGTCTTATATACTCGCCATGGTGTTCCTGCTACACCTATCCCACGAAGGTCGGAACACGCGTAAACAACGCCCTTAAATGCTCGTATCTGAGCAGCTTCATTATCCGGCGACAACACCTCGCCATTAAACGCTAGCTGCCCTGTAGGAATACTCCCCAGAGCAACACCGTCATTCTGCTTCTTTTGCCAGAAGAAATCTACTGCGTAATTTAGTATGCCTCTATCCATATTAACCTTATTGAGGCTTTGCAACACGGCGTTGGCCTTTGTCGCATCCGAAAAAATCGCGAGTTGCCGTGTCCCACACCAAACACCGTCCCCAATACTCATTCATTTTGTCTATATATTGTCGCCAGCGCATGCAATTCCCGCAACGGGTTTCCTCATTTGGATACATAACTCACCTCAATACGCATAAAATCCACCCATAGTATTTTGCACAGCCAGATTAGCAGCGTCGCCTCTGTCTGGACTGCGTTTCAATCGCTTTTTCGTATCAGCTTTGGGTTCAACCTTGAGTCTGTTTGCAGATTCACCGATGAATTTAGGAGCTACCAGGTCTGCTACAAGTTCCATGTCATCAGGCAACTTTCCACCTTCTTTGAGCCAATCAAGCATTCCATGCCATAGCTCATCACGCCTCAAGACAAAATGCTCTTTATCATTCGCTCCTGTGCTGACGTTAATCCCGGTAGCAGGAACACCGAGCTCTCGCAGCCTGCTTTCCACAAACCATCCTATACCACCAGCATCAATGAATACCATTCTATAGTCGTCTCTTTCGTGCATCTGTAAAATGCGCTGAGTTACTTGGGCAGGCTCTGGTGTAGCCATTGTAGTCACATCATGTATAACTTGCCCCTGTCGCCTTGCAAATGCCGTCAGGTCGCCGCCTGCTCCTACATCTACCCCCAACACCATCTGCCCTGTCGGCGTCACTTCACGGGCTATCGATTCCTCGCATAGCCGCAATGGTATAATACCACCATCGTAGTCGGGGAAGTCACCATTACATCGAGACTGGAATAACGGAGAATCTTCACCCCAGACTTCCTTCCTATTCTCTACCCACTCAGGCTGTATAAGTTCGCTCTTGATATGTTCGGGGAGGTTGACATCTATCGGGTCGAGATCAGGTTGGAGGTCGGTAAAATTCGGGGTATCTTTATAACCGATGCTTATCCTGTGGGTGCGTGAGCTTCTAAAATCTTCGTAGAAATGACCGCTTGAGTCTACTGGGTTGCCTATCTTGAGCATGTGAGCGTTACCGGACGCCATGAGCGTCTCTGCGCCTTCTACTATCTCCTCTGATACGCCGGGCGCTTCATCCATGATAATCAAGACATTGGCCTGATGGAATCCTGTAAAGTTTACCGCCAATCGTGGAGATATACCAACCATAAACCAGTCCGGGTCAATCTCGATCCGGGTCTGAAGACATTCAACGTCTCCCATTTCATCAGCAAGATACCTGTTCCACTTAGAGCGGATCTCGGACCATAGCAGGTTGTGTACCTGGTGGAATGTGGGAGCAGTGGTGATCACCTTCGCAGGATAGCGCAACAACAGAAATGCCAGTGCTATATCAGACGCCGTGAATGTCTTGGTTGAACTATGACATGCTTTAACAGACACTCGTTGATGCTCAAAGATGGCATCTATGATCTCTATCTGCTTAGACCAATAATGTGACTTGAGCACTTCCTGCCCCCATAGCACAGCCCCACCATTGGAGCCATCGCCATATCGGTCGGTATAGAGTTGTAGTCCTTCCTCAACTGCCGTCATTCTTTGCCCTGCCTTCTCTGAGTACATCTATAATGCGTATCGTCGTCTCGTTCCTGCTGTCAGGCTCACCTACCAGGAGTAATGCTAGTTTGGTCCAGGCTTGCTCTTCCCGCATGTATTTTACCTGCATATTCACCAGCTTGTCCATGTCCTCTATGGTCTTGACTGCCAGTGGGTTCTCTGGATTCGGCTTTACCGGCGTTGGTATCCTTGCGAATGCTGTGGCGAATATGGCATCAATATAGGTTTTTTGTATGCCAACGGATTCAAGTCTATGCTCGCAGAGGTCCAGGAAGCCGGAGATCAATTCTTGGGCATCCAGCTTTTCAGCTTGTTCTAATTCTGCCACCGCTGCCGCTGCTGGTTGCTTTGCGCGTTCCTGCCAGTCGAGTTCAGATTCCCACCTTTTGGCGGTTCTGGCACTTTTGCCGATTTCTGTGCCAAATTGCGCCAAAAACTCCGGCGACATGCCGCCCATTGCGACGTAGAGCTTGAAGGCATCAAGGTGTATGGCTTTCTCAACTTTTGGCATTTTGGTCACTTATCCCTATTCGGTATCCTTGCGGTAGTCCTGGATCGCAAACCCAACCTGATCGGCGGCTATCTGGTTCGCCAGTTTCGTTTCCAGATCTTCCCCTTTGAGTTGTCGTCCCTTAATAACTGATCTGACTAAATCATGAAATGCCGGCCGGAGCATAAACTGAACCGGCACCTCGCCGCCAATTGACCGAAACGATTCCAAGTGAAGGGTCAATTGGTAGACATATCCGTCGAACTTGCTCACAGCAGCGTCTTGGATCTTCGTGCCTATCTCTCCCAGCAGTGCTTCAATTTGTTCGTGCATCAGTTTCCCCTACTTTGAATTTATGATTATACCATATTGCTTGACAACGCCATAGAAACTCATAATAAAATACTGCTATTCGTGTCCTGATATTCGGTCGTGCCTTGATATTCCAATAGCGCAACGGTCTGTCTTCTTTACTCATTCGGCACTTTCGTTTGATACATCGCCAAGTGACTGTTTGGTATGTTACACCTTCCCCATAATTGAACTTAACCAATGAACCGCATACAGGGCAATATTTCAATTTGAGTTCAACAGCCATCAGTCCGTCCCTGCGTTTATTGCCCATGAAGGCTTGATCTGATTGCACTCCCACTCACGGTCATTGCTTACCGCATCAATTATGCGTCCCCATGAAGACTGTTTCGCATTAACTTCTCGACATTCATAACGGAGTTCTCCGTCATAGTCTAAAAATAAACGTGCGTGGCCTTCCTTAACCATTCCATACACCCATTAGTTAGCCGACTCATTAGTGTCCCATCCTGCCTATCTCAAGCAACTCTTTAGTATTAGCCAAGAGCAGATCCAACGGCACATCAGTAAAGTCAAGGTTTCCAGAACAGATTCTTTCGCCATTCTCGAATACAATCATCTCGTTTTTCCACGGTTTCAGTTCTACAGTTACACCCGGCAATATCGCCGCTATTGCTTCCTCTAGTTGATCACATTCATGCAAGCCTATCTTTGCCATCATATCACCTTGACGTGTCTGGTTATCTGCTCCCAGGTTATGCGGTCAGTCTCAAGAATATCGATCATAGGTTTCAGAATTAAGCAAACTATGTTTCCATTTGTTCAGCTATGAATTCTTTTACGGATTCGTCAAAGTCGGACTTCCAGATTATCCAATCAATATAATCATAATCAGTTTTGATAACATCCGCGAGCCTTTCGCCATAATGTTTCCCGAATGATACCTCATAACCGCCATCGCTTAATGCTCTGAAATATTTCCGTATCTGCTTCTCATTATATCGGTCATTATCTAGGATAGCGTCGGGATCGTGTCGCTCAAGCAATTCTGCCAAATTCTCTTCGCATCTGAACCATTCACCATGTAATCGAAGATGCTCAAATTCAGCATGATAAATAGCCTCATCTCGTTTTGTTCCACTGACCTGATGTACTAATTCCAACTCACCTGGATTGCCAGTTTGTAGAGCAACAAGCCGCCGTTCTGGATGTTTGCTATAACCTATCTTGATCGCTTCCAAAGTTCTATCCAGAATAAAATATACATATCCAGTCATTTCGCCAACCCTCCAATTTAGGTTGTGGGACGGCAAATTGGAACGAGCATCTCTGCTCTGCCGTCCCTGCATTCGGGAGCAACCCCGCTGCATCTTCAATCTTTCACTTCAATTATATCATGGCTGCCTTTGGTTGTCAAATTACCTTTGGTAGGGCCGCTGGGTTTGATCCCTTCTGGTTATCTAAACCAGATGCACGCGCACGGCCCATGTTTC